CCTTTAGTTAATGCTGGGCCACCGGAAGGGATGGAGCGTCAGATGATTCAATTCCCGGCAGTGTGTTTACCTGCGACAGTGGAGAAAAATCATTTTGCTGTTCTCATGGACGCATTGATTAAGGACTATGGTGTTCACATATCTATGACGTTTAGCGCGACTCCTGACCAGAGCAAGTGGGTCGCAATCATTGAGAACCCACACAGTGGATTGGTTGGTGTGTTAATGGTTTCTAACGATCAAACCTGTATTGCTTTCTCAGGTGAGGATCGACAGGTTTTTGTCAGGCCACTGGATCATCCAATTGGAAAGATGAATGAGGACACAGAAACATGAGCGAGGTATCTGACGTGGAACTGGGGAAGTTAATTCAACAGATATCCACGTTGGAAGTCATGGTAAAGGAACAGAACGTAAGGTTAGATAAGTTAGATCAACAATTAGAAAGAACTAGGGGTATTGGTATAGGTATAGTGTTAGCTACAGTAGGCTTATCCGGTGTCGGTGCATCACTATTTACTAGATGGTTAGGAAATTGAATATAGACAGCAGGGTATTAACGGTATTACTATTTTTAATAGTCCAAAGTGCTGCTGGAATATGGTGGGCAAGTAACCTATCCAGTGAGGTGGAGAGGCTTGCTGGTATTCAAGGTCTAGCTATCCCTACTCTTGAGGCTGAAGCCCGGAAGTGTGGCATAGCTATACATAACAATGAGGCTGCTATCAAAGAACTACAGGAACACGATAAAGCTATATCTGGATTAGATGTTCTTGAATTTAAGATAGATGAATTAAGAAAAGAAATCTCATCCTTACGAGAAGTTGATCGAGAGATTATGACCCAACACGAAAAGATTTTCGATTGGATGGCAGGTCAGAGTACGATGCAACAGAAGGGGGTTAATCCATATAGCCAGTGAATCATTTATACGATGTTCAGATGACTTGGTGGACTCATGCCATAGGCGCATGGAAAATGGGATTGAAGTTGTTTCTTTTGTCGTTGACTGCTTTGGTACATGGATTGTTACCCTTTACTTTTTCATCAACAACATCTGATGGTATTAAGAAGATAGCGGATGACCTGGATCAGGGAAACAATACATAATTTTAGTTGTGTATTCTGTAATAGCCATTGGTCAATAGCTTTAGATCATGGGGCAGAACACGTTTTAATAAACAAGGAACTACACTGTCCGTGGTGTGGGAACAAACATATATACATAAAAGATGACGACTTTAGATGACCATTACAGAATCAGCACAAAGAAAGGTAGATCAGACCCTAAATGGCGAAGGATTCTTAGGCGTACACTTAGAAGGTGGGGGTTGCTCCGGTTATCAAATCAAACTGACACCGCAGACAGACATACCTCAAGACGCAGAGATGCTGTCAGAAACGATCTTCTCAGATGCCACCTCTTTGGAATTATTAGGTGATGCTACGATGGACTGGGTAGACGATCCATTTAGACCGACCTTTCACTTTACCCCGCCTTCAGGAGCAACATCCTGTGGGTGTGGCAATAGCTTCACACTATAGGAGATATCATGGAAAAATGGAAAGCATTAAGCGGTGGAAAGAAAAGGCTATGGGTAGCCGTAGGCATCCTAGTAGTCGTAGCGGTCGTAGGCTGGGTTACTGGCTGGTGGTCATCGCCACCTGCTGTATAGCACTAGGATGCACGACACTAAAGAAAGCAGGGATTACCTCGATAGCAGCGGGGGGCGGTGCGCTTGCGGGGACTGTATTGAGTTCGGGTGCGATTGCGCCGATACTGGGAGCCACGACAACTGCCTTTGTGGCAGATGTGGTGACGGAAGCGATTCCAATTGGAGTGAAAGAAAAGGAAACTATGAGTAATTGCGCCCCGGATAATTTCTGGTCTTTGTTAGGTTCTTTAGTTGAGATGGGAGGATGGTTATTAATACTGATAATACTAGTGCCGATGATACTGGGATGGATACTTCCTGGGCCGCTAGAGAAAAAACAGGGCAAAAAAAGTTAGTTATCGTAGAATGGCAAGACATCATATCAGATGATGGGTGGTTGATGGCAGAAGATTGTCGTCTTCCAACATTCTATTCTGTTGGCTGGTTGGAATATAAAGACGATAAGGTGGTGAAAATAGCTAATACCCTAGACTTTGATGACGCTCTTGAAGAACACAAAAAGAAAGAAAAGCCTATAGGCTACGCAGTTACCTGTTTCCCTACTGGTTGTGTTGTATCTATAACACTCGTATCATTGGGGCCGAATATAGATCGACGGATGGAAACCCCGCAAGGGCCGATTCCGGACGGGAGTGAGATTCTCCCCGGCTCCACCACTTCGGGAACCGGATAACATCCAAGGGATAACACCTTGAAAATACTGGTTATTCCAGATACACAATGTCGCCCCGGTGTGCGTACCGATCATATGACATGGATTGGTCGCTGTGCTGTTGATCTAAAGCCGGATTTAATTGTACATTTGGGCGACCATTTTGATATGCCTTCACTCAATACGTGGTCTAAATCCATTGAGGTGGAAGGTAGGCGGGTGATGGAAGACCTGGAATCAGGGAAGAAATCACTTGCTAAACTACTCGCTCCTATAGATGACTACAACAGGGGCAAAAAAAAGAAGTTCCTACCCGGAAAGCATTTTATAATGGGCAACCATGAAGAAAGGCTATTCCGATATATCAGAGAAAACCCTTGCCTTGAGGGTGTATTCTCTGAACAATCTTTCGGTTTGGACGATTGGATCGTCCATAAATTCCTAGAAACATTCCAAATCAAGGGAGTATGGTTCTCCCATTATTTCGTAAATCCTAATTCCAGTAGACCCTGGGCAGGTACGGCTCATTCCAAATTGAAAAATATTGGTTTATCCTTTGTCATGGGCCATCAGCAGGGTTTAGACTTAGCAGTACGGGCATTGCCTAATGGTAAGCAGCAACGTGGTTTGGTTGCTGGGAGTTGTTACTTACACAGGGAGAATTATCGTACCCCGCAAGGCAAAGAGAGTTTCCAGGGCATCATCATATTGAACGATGTCAGGGATTCTACCTATGACCTTATGGAATTATCCTTACGATACCTGAAGAGGAAGTTCGGATGACAGCCGGTAAACAACTTTACCAATCGGACAGATTTGAAGAAGACCCCGACAAGCGGGTAAATTTCTGCCCGATATCTATCGAACTGGAGAAAGAAGAAATGCTGACGATACCTACTGCCCAAAAAATGATCCTAGATGCTAACACCCAAAAAGAGCTTTCATCAGTCTTAGCACAGATCGCTAGAAAGATGGCAGGGGTATGTTCAGATAGTCCAGAAACTTATGACAAACTTATCGAGGTTGAGCAAAAAGCCAGTAAGGAGCATTAATGCCGGAAGAGGTTGAGAAGAAACTAAGAAGAGAAGCTAGAAAAAGAAAGATAAAAGACAAAGAAGCATATATTTACGGTACTCTGCGTAAGTTAGGGTGGAAGCCAAAAAAGAAAAACAAAAAAGGCAAGAAACGAAAGCGGAGATAGGTTACTCATTTATATCAAAATTCAAAGAATAATAATGAGGCATTGGTTTTACGCTATCATCCCTTAGTATGTTTGCTAAATCGTGAATCAAGTTAATGACATCCATTCTCCTTAATCGGCATGGAATATCAGACATACTTGACTCATGTTTAATTTCAGCAATCATTGGATATGGAAAGTTACGCATCAATTGACCCTCTTCAGATTGGGGATCGATTTTCCTGACCTTAACGATACGCCTATTCTGCTCTAAATCCCGTAATATTTTTTTTAATTCCTTTAATCTCTTTCTGTTTATTGATCCATAGTTCGCAATCATATATTTCCCGTAAACTTCCAATCTTTATGCCCGTATACTCCATCACTTAAATAAACCCCTTGTGGAGTATCGTATCCTGGCAGATCGGAATACCACGGCTCTTCGCTTACACCTGAGATATATTCCTTCATAAGACTCATTGCTTCTTTTTTGGTTTTGAATTTAGAACAAGAGTTATCTTGCCAATACATACCCCAGCATATTTTATTACCGTGTTTATCAAAGATAGGGGCAACTTTTAGGTGGGATAATGCTTCTCCTTCGTGATAATACCCGCTTGGGTCATCACGAATCTCCTCTCTAAGATTATGTTTTTTTAAGAGGAACCAATATTCATTGGGGTTTCCATCCC